TTCAGTCTTGATACCCAAGATCCGATATCAGACAACACAGAGCTAGAGACTGAGGGAGATACTATCCTAGACTTTAGCGAGATAGATCCTTTTAGTGAAGGAAATTATTGATGTTTAATCAAGTTTTTTATCACGATACTATTAAAAAGTACGTAGTTCTGTTTGGAACTATCTTTAATGATATCTACATCAAAAAGAGTGACGGAACTGATACAACTCAAACTATTAAAGTTCCTGTATCGTACGGACCAAAGCAGAAATTCATTTCAAGACTTACACAAGATCCTGATCTAACAAAACCTGTTGCAATCCAGCTTCCTCGGATTGGATTTGAGATGACAGATATCAGCTATGCATCAGAAAGAAAACTACCAACAATCAACAGGATTGCTGTTCAAGATACTACTGATCCTAATAAATTATCTTATCAGTACATGCCGGTGCCTTATGATTTCAACTTCAGTCTTTACATTTTAGTTAAGAATGCAAATGACGGTACAAGGATTCTTGAACAAATTCTTCCATTCTTTACCCCAGATTGGACTGCAACATTGAATTTAGATTCTTCGATGCAGCACAGATACGATATTCCGATTGTCCTAGATGATGTTAGATCGGAAGACACATACGAGGGCAATTTTGTAGAGAGAAGAGTTCTCACGTGGACTCTTAACTTTACTCTCAAAGGTTATATATTTGGACCTACACGTAAGTCAGAGCAAATTAAGACATCTATTATTAATCTATATAATATTGACAGAGATAAATCATTTGCAACAGCAGTAGGTAATACACAGCTTCAAGATGTAATTACAACCATTCCAGTTGTTGCAGGTAAGACACTAAGCCAGATTGAGGCTGATGATGATTATACCTTTAGTCAGACAATAGAACAATTCTATGAACAATGATCCAATTGGAGATGCTTTGAATATGAACCCTTTGCAGCCATTACTGACAACTGCTCAGAAGAAGTCACTAGTTCCAACTGACTATGAATATGCTCGTGGAAGTATGATTTCTGTTATTGAAAAGGGAAATGAAGCACTGAGTGACATGCTTAACGTTGCTCAGCAAAGTCAGCAACCAAGAGCATATGAGGTTGTTGCTACTCTTTTGAAAACTATTGCAGATACCAATAAAGATTTACTAGAGCTTCAAAAGAAGCACAAAGATATAGAAAATATGGATGGTCCGCAGACCCCTCAAACAATTAATAATAACTTATTTGTAGGGTCAACCGCTGAACTTCAAAAATTGATTAAACAACAAAATGAACAAGAATGAGATATATCTTGGTAACAAGAATCTAAAAAGAACCGATGTAAAGGTCGAGTTCACGAAAGAAGAGATACAGGAGTATATTAAATGCGCCCGTGATCCTCTTTACTTTATTGAAAACTATGTCAAGATTGTAAACGTCGATCATGGTCTCATAGCTTTCAAGCCTTATGACTATCAAAAAGATATCATAAGATTGAATGAAAGAGAGCGTTTTGTTATATGTAAGATGCCTCGTCAAGTTGGTAAAACTACTACTGTTGTCGGTATATTACTACATTCTGTATTATTCAACGAATTATACTCTGTTGCCATACTTGCTAATAAGGAAGCTCAAGCACAAGAGATTCTAAGCAGGATTCAGCTTGCTTACGAGCACTTGCCCAAATGGCTACAACAAGGGGTCAAGGAATGGAACAAGACATCTATTGAACTTGAAAACGGTTCGACCATCTTAGCAAGCTCGACAGCATCAAGTGCTATTCGTGGTACATCTCAAAACTTTATTTACTTGGATGAATTTGCATTCGTTCCTAATGGAATCCAAGAAACGTTCTTCTCTTCTGTATATCCTACCATCTCTTCAGGTACAACAACTAAGGTACTGATTACTTCCACACCTAATGGATTGAACCTATTCTATAAGCTATGGGTTGACAGTGAGAATGAACGTAACTCTTACAAGAGAATTGATGTTCACTGGTCAGAGGTTCCAGGTAGAGATGAGGCATGGAAGGAAGAAACTATCCGTAACACTTCCAAGGAACAGTTCCGTCAAGAGTTTGAATGTGAATTCCTCGGGTCATCTAATACACTTATATCTCCTGAAGTACTTAGAAGATTAGTTTACAAGCCACCATTAAGCAATAATGAATACTTTAAGTTATTCTATGAGCCCCGACAAACGGGATTATATATGATGACGGTGGATGTTTCAAGAGGGTTAGGTGGGGACTACTCAGCATTTATAGTATATGATATATCTGAAGCACCGTACAAGGTTGTTGCAACATACAGAAACAATAACATATCACCTCTCCTATTTCCGGAAGTAATATATAATACAGCAGTCAAATACTTTAATGCTCATGTACTGATAGAGACTAATGATATTGGTCAGCAGGTTGCTGATATCCTTCATGAAGATCTTGAATATGAGAACATCATTTACACTGCTAAGACTCCTAAAGGAGCTGTTGAGGTATCACAAGGATTTGGTGGTACTGCTGTAAAGGGAGTCAGAACAACAAAGGCAACTAAGAAGATTGGTTGCAATAATTTTAAGGCACTGGTTGAAAACGATAAAGTTGAACTTAATGATATCGATTTGATAGCAGAGCTTTATAGATTTGTAAGTAATGGAAACACATACGAGGCTGAGGACGGTAATGATGATCTCGCAATGTGTGGTGTTTTATTTGGTTGGACGATGACCCAGCCATTTATTAAAGAGATTACAAACTTAGATATCAGACGCAGACTTGTTGATGAGAAACAGAGAATGCTTGATGAGGAGATAACTCCTTTTGGTATCATATATGATGGTCAATCAATGGAGGACCAACCAGTTGTCTATGTCGATAACTTTGCAAGATATATGAATTCCTAGTGACGGTTGGCAATATTATAAATAGAAAGAAACTCTAGTCTTTAGGAGATAAAAATGGCATTTCAAGTTAGCCCAGGCGTAAATGTTTCAGAAGTTGATCTAACAACCGTTGTTCCAGCAGTATCTACTTCTGTTGGTGCAGTAGCAGGTGTGTTTAAATGGGGTCCTGTCGGAAAAAGAACCCTTATCAGTTCAGAAACAGAATTAGCAGCACAGTTTGGTAAACCTACCAATCACAACCCAGAAACATTCTTCACAGCAGCAAACTTCCTTGCATACGGCAATGCTCTGTATGTAGTGAGAGCAGCAAATACGACCAATTATGCTAACGGTGTAATATCTGCCGTTGCAAATACTGGTTCTGTAACAAACGCTCAAGTGTTCACAGTAAAGAATGATGATAGTTACGATAATATCACGTTCAATGACACAGACGTTCTTTATGTAGCAAGATACCCAGGAGATTTGGGTAACTCCTTGAAGATTTCTGTTTGCGATAGCGTTAATGCTTACAGTAAATCTATCGACATTTCTGGTGGCGACGCTAACCTTGATTTTGGTACCATTACAGCTACCATTGGTTCCAATACCGTGCTCATATCTGTTGCTAATAATTCTTTGGGTACTTTAGCAGAAGCAAACACAAGAATGGTATCGGTTCTAGCTGAACTTAATGTAAATGATATTATAGAGGTTGGTAATTCTTCAATAGGTAAACAATATTTGAAAATTACCGGCTTGCCTGCAGCAATGGGCACAAATGCTTCTTTTGCAAATGCTACAACAAGATATTTTACCGCCAATGTAGACAATATTTTCCAGCTTTCAACTGACTTCTCAAGTAATACTTTCTCAAAATACTGGGAATACTTCAACACTGTTGATATAGCTCCAGGAATCTCAGACTATCAGGCATCACAGGGTAACACATCAGCAGTGGACGAGGTTCACGTTGTTGTTGTAGATGAGGATGGCAAAATTTCAGGTATACCTGGATCTATCCTTGAAGTATACAAAGGACTGTCTAGAGCTACAAATGCAAAGACAACAGACGGATCTACCAATTATTACAAAACAGTAATTAACGAGAGTAGTAAGTATGTTTGGTGGGCGAACGACAGAGCAACAGCACCATCTAATACAGCACTAAACATTGCAAGTGTTAACACAGCTCCATTGTATGTTTCTTTCCAACTTGGTCAGGACGGTGATGGTGAGTCTGACGTTTCTGTTGGTACCGTGTTAGCTGGTTACGACTTATTTGCATCTGCAGAAGAT